ACCCGAACATGACGTTGACATTTGCGAATAATCAGATGTTCATTAACAACTTGCAGGCAGTTCCGGCTACAGGTGTAGCACCTGCTACGGCTTACGTTATTTCGGCAGATCATTCAAGATTTGTTTCAAGACAGGGGCTGCAGATGGATATGAGCGAGAGCCATGCTGACAACTTCACCAAAAATATGGTAACATATAGGGCTGAGGTTAGAAGCGGGTTCTTTACTTATAACGACAACTCGCTTGTCAAGGTTGCATTACCTACACCGGCGGTGACACCATAAGAATCGTATTTGTAATTTAATTGGTAGGGTTGAAATATACCCTACCAGTTTTAA